GCCGACCAAGGTCAGCGCGGACTTTGGCGCCATTGTGCGGGACATTGCGATCAAGGCCGGGATTGCCAACAAGCCGCAAGAACAGGAGATGTCGCGCAAGATCATTGATACCTCGCGTGACACCGGGATGGCGCGCAACGACGTGGCTGATGTGGTCAACCAGTTGGTTGGCGCCGGTATGGAGTTGAGCAAGGCCCTGGAATATGCGCCGGTCGCGGCCAAGTTTGTCGTGGGGCAGGGGTCCAGCGGTGTCGACACGGCGAAGATGATCAACGCGCTGGGGCAAAACGCCAAGATCACCGACCCGAAACAGATGCAGCAGGCGCTGGAAGCGATTGCCTATCAAGGGCAGGCGGGCAGCTTTGAAGCGGCCGACATGGCCAAATGGTTCCCTGAACTGTTGGCCAACATGGGCAGCCTGGGCATCACTGGCATGGATGCGGTGACGCAGTTGGGCGCCATGCTGCAAGTGCAGATGAAGTCTGCCGGCGGCGCCGATGAGGCAGCGAACAACCTCAAAAACTGGATGGGCAAAATCGGCTCCGGCGAGACCGTCAAGGCGTATGAAAAGGCCGGTATCGACTACAAGGGGTCGATGCAAACCGGTTTGCAAAACGGCATGTCCACGCTGGAAACCAGCATGGCGCTGGCGCAGAAGTACATTCAGGCCACCGATCCGAAGCGCGCGGCGGCGATGGCCAAAGCGACCTCCGAAATCAGCCAGCAAGCCGACCCGGAGAAAGCCAAGGCCATGATGGTCTCGCTGGAAGAATCGCTGCGCACTGGCGACCTGTTCGCGGACATGCAGGTCAAGGCCGCGCTGTCGGCGTTCATGCAGAACAAGGCGCTGTATAGCCAGCTTAAAAACGATTCGCGCGATGCCACCGGCATCCTCGACAAGAACCTCAGCGAGCGGCGCGAGGCGTCGTCGCAGAAGTGGGCCGAAATGGCTCAGTCGATGGATGACGCCATGCGCAGCGTGGGGGACGCTCTGCGTCCGGTCACGGACACGGTGGCCGAGGCGCTGACCAAGGTCACCAAAAGCATTACCTCGATGTCGGACCGCGCGCCCGGGGTGGTGACGGGGATCGCGTTGGTCGGTGGTGGGTTGGTCACGCTCACGGGCCTGTTCAGTTCGTTCAAGATGGGTAAAGGGCTGTTCAACCTGGCGCGCGGCACGCTGGGTGGCGGCAAGGCCGGCGCGGTGCAAAAGGTCTTTGTCACCAACACCGAGGACGGCGGTGATGGCGAAGGCGAGGGGGCCAAGGGCAAGACCGGCAAAGCGCTGTCGCTGGTGGAAACCGGGCTCAAGGCAGTGGCGGCTTTCACGGGCAAGGGGGCCGAGGGCGACGACGATGAAGCGGGCGGCAAGGACGACAAAAAGCCCGGTAAATTCGATCTGATCGCGACCGGCCTCAAAGTGGTTTCGATGGCGAAGGAGGTCGCCTCAGGCGGCGAAGAGGGCGGCGAGTCGGGATCGGCTGACGACGGCGTTAAGAAGGTTTTCGTGGTCAACGCGGGAGCCCTGGGCGGCGGCGCTGAAGGCCCTGGGGAAACGCGCCGGCGTGGACGCGGGTCAAGGCGCAATGCTTCGCGCCGTCGGCCGTTGCCTCGGCCGGGTAGTTCTTCGCGCTCGCCAGTCCCTGTGTCGCGTCCGCCGATTCCACCGGTACCGGTACCGGTTCCGGCTGGGGCGATGGCCCGGCTGGGCGGGGTGGTGCAGGCGGTCGGCAAGATCGGCAAAGCCGCCAAGATGATTCCCGGCGGCGCGCTGCTGGACGCCGGCGCCATGGCCTTCGACACCTATGAGAATGCCAAGACCCAGGGCGAACAGGCCGAGGGTTATGGCGCGGCGGCCGGCAATCTGGCGGGCACCATGGCTGGCGCGGCGGCGGGCGCGGCCATTGGCTCGGTGGTGCCGATTATCGGGACCGCCATTGGTGGCTTGATTGGTGCCTACCTCGGCAGTCAGGGCGGCCAGATGTTGGGCGGTGCCGTGGGTAAGTCGGTGTTTGCTGGCGAAGAGGAAAAGCCCGCCCCACCGGTCGCACCGTTGTTGATGGCGCCACGCCCTGGTCCGGTTATTCCCAGCTTGGCCAGCATGGGCCAATCGTTCGATGGCGCGAAGGGCTCCGGTGCGTTGCTGATGGCCTCGGGGGCCGCCCCACAAGGGCCGGCGCTGGGCGACGTGGCTCGCGCCATGGCCGTACAGGCACCGACCAAGGCGGCGGCCGTGGCCATTCAGCCCAAGGAGCCGGAGAAGCCGGCACCGACCAAAGTGGATCAGCAGTTTCAGTACTCGCTGAGCATGCCGGTCACGGTGCAAGGGGATGTCAAAGACCCGCAACGCTTGGCGCAGGACTTGATGCCGCACATGCAGCGAATGATGTCGGACGCGGCGAAACAGAACGCTACCAAGCTGTACGACGAACCCCACGTTTAAGGAGGCCGCATGGCGTATATGGAACAGTTGCAAGCGGGGCTCAAGTACTTGGTCGAAGCCGGGGAGGCGGGGCGGCGCAGTGCGGACGGCATGCTTGGTCCGGTCAACGGCGCGATCAGTGAAATCACTGGCGCGGCGTCCGAGCTGGAAAACATCCCGTTCGTGGGACCGGCGATCGGCGCCAAGCTTCAGCGGGTGATGCGCGGCGTCGACGCGGCCCAGGCCAAGGTCGGGCAGGTGGTGGCGGTGTACGGCCGGGCGACCAGGGCGGCCGCCGAAGTACAGGAGCGGATGGGGACGCTGAAGGAACAGGCGGGCAAGGCGTCGACGGCGATCAACAACATCGCCGGCAAGGTCAGTCCGTCGTTGGCCAACATCGTGCCCACCAGTTCCTTTGCCGTGGATGCCACGCCAGCGCCGGAGGCGGTGAAGCCGTTCCCGCACCTGCTGATCATTCAGCCTCGCGACCCGAAGATTCAACCGTACTTCTTCAATCTGGACACAGCGGCCTTCGACGAGCTGAGTCGTTCGAGCGAATTCCGCTGGGCCTCTCAGGAGCGCCTGTCGCGCCGCCCGGCGCAGCAGGCGATTGGGGTGGGTGAGGAAAAGCTCACGCTCAAAGGTACGATCTACCCGGGCTTCAAGGGTGGCCTCAAGCAGCTCGACACGTTGCGCAGCATCGGGGCCAGGCTTCAGCCGCTGACCCTGACCACGGGCTATGGCGAGGTGATTGGGACCTGGTGCCTGAAAACCATCAACGATGAACAAGGCGCGTTTTTGCACGGCGGGATTCCGCGTAAACAAGGGTTCACTCTGGAGTTTGTGCGCTATGGCGACGACATGCAGAACGTCTGATGGGGACATGCTCGATGTCATTTGCCATAACGTTTATGGCCATCTCAACGGCAGCACCGAAGCGGTGCTGGATGCCAACCAGGGGTTGGCCGATGAGCCCCAGCCCTACCGCGCCGGCGTGGTGATCTATCTGCCGGATCTGCCCAGCCCGACCGGGGAGGGGGTCAGCTTGTGGGATTGATGGGCTACACTTTTTCTCGTTCACTTCAAACTCCTGACTTTCTAGCCCGCCTTGTGCGGGTTTTTTTTGGACAAAATTCATGACCCCCATGTTTCGAATCGTGGCCGATGGCGCCGATGTGACAGCCAAGATCAATGATCGGTTGTTGTTGCTGCGCACCTCTGACAAACCCGGGATGGAGTCCGACGAGTTTGAGTTGCGCATTGATGACCGAGACGGACAAGTGGTGCTGCCTCGGCGTGGCAGCTCTATCGAGGTCTACCTGGGCTATGCCGAAACATCCTTGGCACGCTTGGGGCGTTACGCGGTGGACACGGTCGAGGTGTCGGGTCCGCCGGACACGATCGTGATCAAGGGCAAGGCCAGCGACATGCGAGGCAGTGGCAAGACCATCCGCAGCGGCAGCTGGGAAGACGTGCCGCTGTCGAAGATCGTGGCCGATATCGCCGCACGCAATGGCTGGCAGCCGGAGTGCCCAGTCTCGACAAAAGTCGCCCGGGTCGATCAGCTCAACGAATCCGATTTTAATTTCATCACGCGCCTGGCTAAGCAATACGATTGCACGGCCAAGGTGGCCGACGGCAAGCTGTTGGTGATGCCGCGTCAAGCGGGCCAGTCGGCCAGCGGCAAGGCGTTCGGCGCGATCACCCTGACTCGTAGCGACCTCTGTCGCTGGCAGTTCAGCCTGGGCGATCGCAACTCGCACAAGGCTGTGGCGACCAAGCACCAAGACAAGAAGACCGGCAAGCTCGCCATCGTCTCGGTGGATAACGACGACGCCCCGGATGGCTTGCCGGCGGTGCATACCGATCGGCATATCTACCCGAACAAGACCGCCGCCGAGTCGGCCGCCAAGGCGCGTTTGGCGGCGTTCAATCGCTCGACCGCTGACGTGCGTTTCGAGATGCCCGGCCGGACCGACATCTTTGCCGAGCGACTGATCAACGCCCAGGGTTTCAAGGTCGGCCTTGATGGCGATTACTTGGCGGATTCGGTCGAGCAGGTTTACACGCAATCCGGGTGGTCGACCACGGTCGAGTGCAATGCCGGCAAGCAGGGCAAATCCAAGGGTAAGAAAAAGAAAGCTAAACCGCCGCTCAAGGTCGTGAGCGTCGACGCGCCTTAACGCATCCCATCACCGCCTGAGTGCGGTTTTTTT